CCATTGTGTTTCACCCTCAAATGTTTTTACGTTTGATTGATCTGAAAACTCTTGATAGGTTTCTTGGTTACAGTATGCTGTAATATCTTTTCCATTAAAGAAAGCATACACCTTTGAATCCGGTTTCATAAGTTCAGCTTTAAAGTATACCCTTCTAGATCTCATAAATGGAACGAAGTTAACCTCAACAACCTTACTTCCTAAATCTTTTGTAACTGTATCAGGAACTACGTCTGTTCTAATACCTGACCTGGACTGATTTGTAGTAGTTGTTGTAGTTGTGGTTGTGGTAACCTGTTGTCTTCCACCACCTGGTCTTCCTGTAAAATCCCATTGAGAATCGGTCCACCAAAAATCTTCTCTTTCCCTTGTTGTCTGTACATCGACATCAACTCCAGTCCAGTTTGTTTCCCATTCGTTCCAAACTGTTCCAAGAATTCCATCTTCCTCGGCTTGTGCAACTAATTGATCATACATTGAATTATCGTCAATGATTACATCTGGTCTGACATCAACATCTTTCCATTCATCTGACTCTGGGGATAAGTTAATTGTTCCACCCCAGAAGAAAACATCATAGGGGTTAACATTAATGATAGCGGAAGCATATGGTTGTTCAATGTGTACTACATCTGAATTTCTATCCATCACGACAATTGATGAATATTTTTCTGCTGTTCCCGTATCTCCTGACTTACGAATAAGATTTATGTTTCTTTCATCGAACTTGGGTCGAAGAGCACCAGCGCTCTTGTCAATAGAACATTGATAATCAGAATCAGAAGGATTACCAACATTATGACCTCTAAATCCGTCTACGATAAACCCATTTTTAAATCTTGAGAAGTTAGACCCATCAAATAACTGTACGTCTGCAGCAGATTGCTCTAATAATGAAAGAGATGTATAATACTCTAAGTTCTTCACCCTCTTATCAATAGCACCAATGTCACGCATGGTGTATCTCTTGTTATCAATCATAACAGGTTTTACATCTGATGGTGAGAAAACATACGGTGATATTTGTAACTTATAAAGGGTCATTGCATCATCGATATCTTCAGGAGCCTTCGGACTATCTGAAGGTGTACCAGTCACAATCTTAAAATTACCTTCTCTTGTAATATAGAGCTTATCAACTCTCGGGAGATAATACGTAATATCTGATAATAATGCATGTCCTGGTTTTGGTGCAGCTGTAAGAGAAGCACCAGATCCGGATGAGAATTCTGATCCGGTAGTGATTGACCCATAAGCGGCCTTTGTTGGTCTAAAGTCAATACAGTCTCTTAACTGTACAAACCCTTGATTTGAACTGAAGCCTTGAATAGAATCATAGTCTGCTGTTGGATATGAATCAACAGAGAAGTAGTCTCCTGAACCATGTGAATAGTAATCAAAGGTAATTACCATATTTCCTAAAGCAACAGGAGCTGTTCCACTTACCTTGAGGATCTTACCTTCGTCATAGAAGTTATCTCTTTGACCATTATCTAATGTAAATCTGTCTGTAATATTAACACCATCTACATCAACAATTGAAACAATTCTTATAATATCTGATCTATCTAAATCGTAAGAAGTTGCATTACCGTTAGTAACATTAATTGTAGTTGTTTGGTTATTGTTTCTTGTCTTTGTCTTGTGCTGTAAATTCTTTTGTACTGATGCAATAATCTTTACTGCAGTTCCATCTGATATACCTAATGTACTTGCATTGAAGCTAAGTGATGTTGAACCATTCCCCCCAGTAAGAGCAGAAGCAATTGTAGAGGAATCTGTTATAACATCAGCTGTTCCTGCAGAGATAATAATATCAGAAACGTCTGTGAATGTACCCTGACCAGAACCAATTGAGATAGAGAATGTACCTGATGCTACAGTATCTGTAAATACCTGTCTGACCTTATAAATGTTATCTACCTGGTTATTTGTAGAATATAAAGTCTTAATTGCATTGTAAGGAAGCTTGAATACTAATCCATTATTACCAGCATCAAATCTTGTACCAACAACACTTAAGTTACCTTGGAAAGCCTGAGGTGTTCCTGCTTGATATACCTTTGCAACATTTGAGAATGAGTTTGATCCCATAGTGATATCAAAAAGATATAACCTGACATGATCAGAATATGTTTCTAATCCTCTACCTCTTGCAGTACCAATTTCGGTATTTGAACTATTTCTCAAAGATATTGTAGTGAAGTTTCCTAAATCGGGTGCACCCTTTAATCCTGTTTTGGATAACTTAATATAGTTACCAACTTTAATTTGGGTTGTCGTAGTATTTGCAAACGCTGTTGCATCAGCTCCTCTTGGCTTTACAAGAGAAACATATTTTGTGTCTAAGTGTTCGTTTCTAAAACCTTGAACATATGCAACTGATGGTTCAATACCAATTGCCAATCTTGCATCACCAAAGTCTGTAGCTTGTTGTGTTGTAGAAACTGTAGACTCCTCTGAAATGATTTGAGATGTTGTTAGATATCCATTATTTGTTCCATCATTTAGATACTCTTTAACGTCAAGGGTAAATGGTCTAACGGCATAGTTACCTGATTCTTCAAATGTTCTTGTTGCTAATCTTTGTGTTAATTCTGTATCATCTAGCTTATCGGTTGAGTCTACTTGAACAACACCATTCTTAATTTTTAAAAGTGTAATATAATTGTTTACCACACGATTTGCAGGATCTAAGCTTTCCTTAATCAGTGCTGTGGAAATTTTATATCTTGTTGCTCCAGGTGCTGCAGTGTTTGGTACTCCCTGAGCATTATCAAGTAGTGAAGTATCTGTACCAGAATCAACAACAGATTCAGTTACCTGTAATCCAACGATGTAAGATGGTGTGTTGGTATATTTGTCAAGAGTTAAAGTTCCTGCTGGAACATATAAAGCATCCAGAGATAAAATATACACCTTCTTCAATATGAATAGCAGAACCTTGTCCTGTTGGGGTAGTGATTGATGAAGCAGTATTGCTTCCATCAATGTTTGATCCACCACCGACCATACCATATCGAACAGGAGATCCATCTGAAACAAACTCTTCCCCGGCGGCAAATTTTGCCACATTCTTGTTTGCTCCACCCTGAGATGTATATTTAATATAGAGGGTATTTGGATCTGATCCCTCTGCATCGATAACGGCTAGTACCTTTGCTGTAACCTGATTTGTTGTGTTGGCAGAACCTGTAATCGTGGTACCAACAAACTCATCTAAATAATTATCAGCATTCAGTGCACCAGCTGTTGAATGTGTGAATGAAGATTCAATTTTAATAAAGTCGTATTCAACATCAAGAGTTGCTTTACCATTTACTACACGTGAACCGTCTTTAAAGGTATATTGACCATGACGATCAATCTGTGCCTGAAGTGCAGTTTGTAACTGAGTTAGCTCTCTTGCTTGTACTGCATATCCAGGACGAAAAAGAACCCTATGATAATTTTTGGTTTCATCATAATCATCATAGTATGGTGCTACGCTATATGTTTTGACTTTGGTTGTACTCATATTTCTCTCTTCTCTGTCAATATACTATTATGTATATTAGAATTCAATAATGACCTTAATGTCTTCAATCTGTGTTGTTGTTCTGTTAATCGGATCTCTATTCTCTAGGAATATAATATCTCCACTGCCTGGTTGTACCTCAGGATTTCCAAGAGCTGATAATGTAACTGTTGTACTACTTGTTTGTCCTTGTATATCTTCTGTTGAGTTGAATGCTGTATATCCTGTCTTGGAGTTCTGATGATAATATACTTTACCTGCACCAGAATCAATCTCTACGATATAAGCCTGGGCTCCTGATGTTTGACCAACAATCAATTCATCAACCTGTAAGTTTGTAATTGTACCAGAACCAACTGTTGCTGATTTTAAAGCCTTCAAAGTTGTTGCTGTTGAAACTGTTGTCGTTCCATAGTTATAAGGATTTCTAACAATTGTAACCTGTCTGAAATCGTTACCAACTGTTAAGTCACCATTTCCTGTTCCTGAAAGCTGTGTGTTCAATCCAATAAAGAAAGCTCCAAGCTCTTTTGTAGGATCAACACCGTGACCTCTACTTGGTGCGATTACTGCTCTTGCTGCAGCATCTGATCCACCCCCGCCAGAGAATGTAATGTCAGAGATTGTGTAATCTGTTCCTTTTGATGTTACGTTCACAGCTGTTACAGATCCATTTGAAACTGTTGCTGTTGCTGTAGCACCTGTCCCATCTCCAGTAATTGTAACTGTTGGTGCACCTGTGTATCCGGTACCACCTGCAGTAACCTCGATTCTTTCAATACCTGCTGCTGTGCTTGAATCACGGGAAGCTTTTTGGTTTAGGTATTGAGCATAATCTGCTTCTGAAAGAGCTGCTTCTGCTGCTGAATCTGATACGTAGTCAAGGGAAACGGTTTTGACTGGCATATAAGAAATAGTTAGGAATTTCTCTGCATCAGCAACTGAGACTGTGTACATGTATTTCCATGTATACCCATCTGATTCTGCTGTTGGGTTAGTAAGGGTTTGAGTGGGCTGTACTGTAGAAGCACCACCACCTACTTTAATACACTTATAAACTTTAAACTCGGAAGTGATAATGTAGAAAGCCTTATCGAAGATACTCTCATCGTCAGAATCCCAAGCATAATAGCTGGATCCAGATGTCCAAGTATATCTTGGAACTACATGTGATACGTCAGAGGTACCAAGAAGTTGAAGACCAATCATATTCTGATATGCTTCACCAAGATCATCGATGTGATCATTTGGTGTGAATGGTGTAGTGTCCGATGTATCAGATGTCGTTAAAGACCAAACGTCTGATTTACCAATACCTACATATACTGAGGTATTTGAATCGGCCACATCTTCTTTAAAGTTCTCTGCATTTAAAACCCTAAAATTTGATGTTACTATTGCTGTCATAATTTGTTTCCCGTTTTATAATGATTCAAGGTGAATAAAAGAATTCACATTATATTTATTTATATGAGTTAAATCCACACTTTGTATTTCTTGTGATCCTAAATACTCAATTGTATTATTAAATCCATATCTCTTTGATGAGTCATAATACTCTGTGCCTTTTCGATTAAAGTAATTATTTTCTTTTAATAAATTACCCGCCTGGTTTAACAAGAGGATAAGGATAGGTCTAATATGCTTCGCTCTCAACTCGTTGTTTGCCGATGAAGCAATTCGAATTCTGGGATCAGAAACATATCCAGATCCTGCATTTGTAATTGATACACTTGCAATCTCACTTGCTGTAAGATATGCTCTTGCCTGTGCACCATTTCCACCGCCCCCTGAAATTGTAATTGTTGGAATATCTGTATATCCAGATCCAGCACTCACAATCTTAATTCTTGTAACCTTTCCATTCTCTACTCTTGCAACTGCTGTTGCATTTCCAGAGATTGTAACTGTTGGTATACCCGTATATCCTGATCCACCATTTGTAACCTGAATAGTTGATATTGTTGTAGGCGAAAGTAAGAACTTCGCAACAGCTGTTACGTTTGTGGATAAAGGATTACCATCTACATCTACTGCAGTTGGAACTGGGAATACAATTGATGGAGGTACTCTATATTGTTTATCCGCCTCTCCATTAATAATTACATTTGCGATTGATCCTGCATTTGGATTCGCAGAGGCTGAAGCAAAAGCAGTAGCATAATTTGCCCCACCACTAGTAACTGTTACTGACTCCACCCTACCATTTGAATCAAGTGTTGCTGTTGCTGTTGCCTGAGAGATTGTTTGGCCCTGAACCTCTACGCCATTAATTGTAATTGTTGGGGCAACGCTATAACCCCAACCAGGTTCTACAACGTCAATTGAATCAACTGCATTTGATGAAAGGTTAACAGAGAAGGTTGCTGATTTGTGTATCTTTGCTGTGGTTGTTGGTAAGAACTGTGAAGCAAACATTTGAACAAGAACAGGTAAGTCTTCTAGACCAATTGCACCAGGCTGTCTGTCTGGCATTGCAGAAAGAACAAAACGATTTAATGTATCCCCTTCTGTAGTGTCTTCACCAAGAACTGCCTTTGTAAGTTCGATAAGGATAAGAATCTCACCAAAGTATTTAAATCCAGCTGGGTGTACCAATCGGTTAAAGACGTCTTCCCAGTCGGAGATGTTTTTACCGGTTCGAATCAGATAAGAGAATTTCTGATATCTCAAACTATCCTGTAGCTTTATATTATAAGATAGGAATCCTTTGTTGTCAAGATATTGTCCACCCTTTGGCAGTGATGGATTCACCTCCCATTTACCTGAAGACGGTATTAAAGTCTGGTCATAGGGAAATGTAACTTCTACATTGTCATTAAACAACAATCTGAAAAAAATCTCGATCGAGTCAGAAGATCCTCTCACTCTATAATAGTCGATGATGTTTTTATATAAGTTTCTTTTGTTGACTGTGAGATCTCTTGGAATAACAGCTGCGATCTCCTTCTGCATCAGCTCTAGATATTTCTCCGTATTGGCATCAATATCCATTGCCTCCTCGATCGAGTTTAAAACATATGATGGTCCAGGACCAACCCAATATTTTACAATTGTTGTCAGTGTTGCTGTATATGTGTTATATGAATTGAGGTTCAGTACAGTAAAGGTCTTACCAATCTCTGACGTTGATTCTGCCAAAGATCCTGGTAATTCGTTACCGTTTGTGATTGAAACATTAACGTCATTCAGAGGAATTGTTGTAACGTTTCCGTCTGAGTCTGTGACTGTGAGTGTAGAATCCGCACCAGTTTCATCTGTAAAGAACTCATCGTTCTCATTGTTTGGATCTGAGATACGAAACACTGCCTTATTGTCTAATACAATGTCTGTAAAGGTCTTTGTCTCTTGATAGATAAACTCCTCAAGGTTCATAAAGGTATAATAAGCTTTGAGAAGTTTTGAGAGTTCATCTGAAGCCTCAAGTATCTCTGAAGGCATCAATTGATCTAATCTTAAAGTCTCCTTACTCTTCTTCTTTGAAGAAGCCACAGACTGAAGATAACCAGGTGTGGATATATCAGATGAGAATAATGTATTCGCCTTTTCGTGCGCCATATTATCTTAACCTTGAGTTTGTTGTATACTTGATTGTACCAGAAGAACCACTGAGTGCAATTGTATCTACCTGTGGAGTAATGTTCACTCTCAAAGAATCAATTGAAATAAGCTGATCTCTCTTTGGTGCTAGATCTAATGAGTTTGGTGTCACTGTGACACGAATTGCTGCTGTTGTATCAGGTCTAAAGTTATTCAATGTCACAATACCTTTCTCAACATCAACAAGTCCTGCATCATTCACAACCGTTACGTTCTGACCCTGTACGATCTTATATACAATCACCTGTCTATTTGTAGAGCCTTGAATCGGAATGTCCCCGAAGAAGTGCTCTACATTATTAATCAGAAAGGATGTACTGTTCACGATATATGTGGTGCTTTGCCCTGATTGATAGAATGGAGATGTGAACCTCAACTCAAAGTTATTGTCACTTGAATTTGAGGGAGTGATGTTCATGAACATATAAGGACGCACAGTCGAAGACGTAATTGAAGGATCAGAAGCGTCGATGGCTTTTAATACTTTTGAATGCCTGAACACACCGTCGAACTTATTTAACTCATTGAAGTTATAGTCTGAGATTGTGTCACGAACTACAGATGTCAGTTCAACTGCTGTACGGTCTGTCAGGTTTGGATTGTACTTAAAGAATACATCTAACTCTAAGTAAGTATAGTTTGGATCCACAATTGTTGGTGTAATCGAAACGACGTTCTTACCTTTGAGAATAACCCCAGTGATCTCATCTTTCTCTGCAGTGGTCAGTACATCAGATGTCAAAGGCTTAACAGCAATATAGACTTTACCATAGTCAGGCGGATCATTGTCTTCTCCACCCCAGCATGAAATTGAATCGATGTTAGAGAATTCTCTCTGAATGATTGCTCTATAGTCATCTGATGTCACCGCTCTGTTCTGAGAGGTAAATGTCAGAGGAGCATTGAATCGAATTGACTCTGTTGTCTCTTGTTCGACACCACCAGATGATTTCACCAGTGTTGTCACTGAAGCATTTGAGAATCCACCAATTGAAGAAGAGAGTGAGAAGGAGTTTGCTCCATTTGATTCTCCACCATTTGTATACACATAGTCAAGAGTCACGATGTTGTTGTTTGTTGGTTTCTTACCAGTCACACCATCGCCGAAGTAGATTTCATAGTAGTTGTTTGCATTCTCTTGTAGGTAATATACCTTTGATGTCTCATCAACATTCAGAAGAGATTCAAACACTGTATAGATGTCAAACGAAGTAGACTCTTGGTTCTCTTGGACACGTACTCTCAATGTAGAAGTATCTGCATCTGAGTCGTTGAGTTGGAACTTCTGATTCTCAATGTCATTGTCCACTCTGTACTTCACTGTCTTATAAGAGCCTTCTGCAATGACGACATTATTGAATGTAAATGTATCGTTTGAGATTGTTGCTGTCTGTGTATTTAAAACCACATACTGATACTCTGTACCAGAAACGATTGAGGTTAACTTTGTTCCACGGTTCAGTGTCAGAGTTGTAGGAATAGTTCCTGTCTCTGTACTGACATCGACTACGATACGAACTGTGGCTCTTGGTGCTAATGTTGAACGTGGAACATATCCTAAGAGCTTAGCGCGGGTGACTACATTACCGCGGATCTGAGCTGAGTCCAGAAAAGCCTCATTTAAACTGAAGTGGGCTGTGATTGCATTATAATGTGTATTATAAGCCAGCACATCCAATAACGTAGAAAGGCCAGAGCCCTCAAAGTCATAGTCATTGAATTCAGTCTGTGTTTTTAAATAGTTCTTCAGATTCTGTTTAATCTGATCGAAGTCTAGTTCTGTTACATTTAAATTTGTAGCCATTATCGTAACCTTCTCAATACGATCTCAACATTCTCATTTGAGTCATATTCTTTAATTAAAAATTTTACTTGTATATGATATGCATTCTGATCACTTAAATCATTGATGTAGACACCTTTGCATCTTACCCTTGGTTCATAGTCCTGTAATACTCTCTGAATCGATTCCTGAAGAGCCAGCTTTGTAATTTCATCTGCGGGCTCAAAGAGTAAACCTCGGAGGTTAGCGCCGGTGGCTGCTTGAAAAGGTCGCTCATAGAAGTTTGTTAAGATTAAATTCTTGACAGCGTTCTTTACTGCCTTTTCATCCCTTAGCGGTACTATATCCTTACGGATTGGATGAAGCTTCAGGGAAAGGTCCAGATCACTCCATTCTTTCTTCTTCGCCACGACCTTGGCGCGCTGGGTATCTCCAATTACGCCAGAAGAGTCTGATATTTGTATAGTACTTGATGCCATAGTATTATTTATGATCCTTCAGCAGGCGGATTGATATAATTCTCAACCGCGTCGGCGATTCCTTCACCCGATTCTAAAGCGCCGGAAAAGGATTCCGGAAGAGAAACTGTAATGCCGTCCGGGAGCGATATTGTTCGGGGAAAGCCTATAACCCCGAGGAAGTCACACCAGTCAAATGTCACCCACTCAAACAGGGCCCCCAGGCCAATCGCATCAAAGAACTTCTTCACAGTTTCCATCCACTTCAATAAGAGATACTTCGGCCAATTCTGACCAAAGTCTCTTAATCCTTCTAAGAAGCGATCAATCTTTCTTTCAGAAGAAACAATCTTATCTTCAATTGAACCACCTATAATCTCTTCGAGAGAGAAAGGACCTATTTGTAATTCAAGTAAAGAACTTTCTATTTGATCTCTTATCTCTTGTTTCAGATCATCAGGAGCATTTCTCAGATCTTCTCTCAAAGATTCAATCTTTCCTCTTACAAGGGATTCAACATCAATGGCAGCAAGGTCAGGTAGTTCAGGTAGATCTAATGCATCCCATATCACCTTAAACTTATCAATGACTGCACCAAGTATATTATGTAATACACCAAGGGCAGAAACATTCAGTTTACCCATTAGGTTAGACCAGGCAATCTCACAACGTATATCAGAAGAATCAATGCCGAACTCTCCAGCATACGTACGAAAATCTGACGGTACAAGCAGAGAATAGTATGTATCTAAATCATCACATATCTGATTTTTGAGAGTGGCCCTATACCCCGGGTCTGAGAAGAGTCTCAATATATCTACACTCAAACCGGGCCCCACCTGAATTTCGAAGTCTATTGGTATGATTGCATCTATTAATTCTAATATCCTTACCTGAACATATAAATGATATTCTTGTAACATTGCTGTTACTCTTCTTTCCCATTCCAATTCAGGTATCTTCAGTGTACCATATATTGGATCAGAAAGAGAGATCGGCCAATTCCCTAATAAAGATTCTATTTGATCTAATATTTCTTGTACTTGATCTCTTATCTCTTCTTCGAGTGAAAGGTCCACAGAAAGAGATGTAATCTGTGTAAAGATGTTTACCAAATCCGCTTTGGTTGGTAATAATGTACCGTTACAAGGTAGACTAATTTGGTTTGCCATTGAGATATATCACCGGGGC